ATTTTATAGAATGATCAATTCTGTCCTATTATAGATTGGACAATCTAATGTTTATACACAATCATGTGTGTGACATGTTTAATGTGTTGTCACTAACACGGAATGAAATGGTTATGTTCCTGGATTTGGCACAACATCGTAATAATACAATGTTGGACAATTCAGAAAGAAGATCAAATTAAAATCAGTTCCAGCAGAGCAAAACATATGTACAATAGCCTTAGAGTCAGCAGTGACTTCAGAGGTTGGTAGTCGAATAGTTTGTAGCTCAATGCTATCTTTTGTGGTTTCATCAACTGATGATCCCAATGTTCTTGTAGTGATTGAATTTGAAATGAACTTATATCGCGAGTACAAAGGTGCAGATAGATTCAAAGAAGTTTGTGTTCCTGTATTCGTGATAGCAAAACCATTCATTCCTGCATTTGGATCTACTGACCAAGCTCGTGGTGTAATCCACTTGTCAAGAACAGATGAAAAAGTCGCATTAGCATTCGAAGCTGTGAGAGCAAGATTTGTTGTGGAACCTCTTCCGAGATATGCCATAGTATTGGAGGTTCCAAAAATATTTGCTGTCCAATGAATTGAGCCTCGATTGCCAACAAAACAGGTTGATATCCAGGTAATTGGATTCCAAGGTACGAAATTGTAAGGTACATTTGCTGTATCAGCATTGTTTCGAGCATCGTGAATGCCATTTGGATCATACCCAGGATAAAGCGGTAATCGTCTCCTGTGAAGAGATTGTCGATGCCTGACATCACCTGATGTTGTGGAAGGATCTGGAGCAACTTGTTCTATAACTGTTCTTCGCATGAGAGTTCTCAATGATTCAACCTTCTCTCCCATATACACCAAATTGATTTCATCATAGGCCTGCGATGGTTTGATTCCCATTTGCATGATATTTGAGTAATCATCGTCATAAGATATTTGCTTAGACTGAACGACATAAGGTGAAAACCTATCATCAATCTGTCTTGGAGATGCAAATTCAAGATTGTCACAACCACGAACGAATACAAGCATTTGGATATCAGCAGAGGCCACAGGAGAAGTTTGCTCGGTGAGCACTCTCACTGTAAGTGTTCCGTTGGCCCATGGTTCAGGATTGACAACCGTTGTGAAAGGTGTATAAGGTCTGAATCTGAGATCTCTTGGGGTAGTTGGTAAGTATGCAGTTGGTTGTGTGTAGGGTACGACAAAAGAAACATCTGAATCTTCAGTAATATCAACAATTTTCGTGTAAATTTCTGTAGTGTTATCAGAGTTTGATGAGATGTTTGCTGTTGGATCCCACGATATGCGAACTCGACCACGATGATAGGCAGAGGCTAAGAATTTGAATCTGAACTCTATATCGCCTCGCCAAAAGTCGAACATTTGTGAAACCATTTGCATTGGGGTTGGATAGTGAAGCCGCCCTCCAGTGGTCGTATCAGCATTGTACAAGACTGGTCCAACAGGGGTGGCGAAAAGTTGTTCATCGACTGGATCGGTAGCAGCCCAAGTTGAGGTGACAAGATAAGATTCACGAGCAACAAAATTTGAAATCAGTAACTCATCATGCAAATCAACACCACAAATTCGAGAATCTATGGAAAGTTCATTTTTACAATCTAGTGTAGCTTTCTCGATTGGTGTTCCAATATCTGTCGATGCAAATTGTGGGAAGGGAGCGGATCTGAATGCATGCACATCATCAATAACCGGTACATTAGTATATCCAAATAATGAGGCAATACTTGCAGTAGCTTCTGCAGCATATGAAGTAGCCGTCATAAATGGACCAATAACCGGTACTTGACTAAGCATCCCTGTAGCTCTGGCAATTGCTGAAGCTGGTTTGGAGATCGTTCCCTCGTGTTGGTATTCGTCATTTTTGTGTTTTGACTTAACATTCCCTTTTGAAAATTTCTTCTTTTGAGATTGAACAGCTAGATCCAAAGTTGGACCAGCAATCTCAACATCTTCGGCCCAAGCATAAGTCTGAATAGTGCAACTAGTGCCTGCTATTCCATTTGCTGTGAGTAATGCGCCAAAGGATCCGAAATATATCGTTCCCATATTCTGGAGATCGTTGGCTGATGTTGCATCAAGCCACTCCTTGTGATAAAGGAAAGGGAGGGTCATGTTTGCGCCCTGACTTGTTTGAGGATAAAGATAACAATGTGGTCTTTGTGAAAGCAGTGTGTATTCTTGATAACCTGATCCTATAACAACTGGTGCTGGATTAAAATTTGTCATTGGTTGGTATGAAACCAACACGCCTGAATAGTAAAATGGTGAGGCATTGATTACAAATTTCAATTTTAGATTACATTTCAACATGTAGTAGTTATCTAGTTTTCGCTTGATTGCTGGCTTTGAGAAAAACAAATGCCAAGGTTTGAAATTGTCGGTTGCGATATCTAGAGTATTACCCACGTCCCATGTTTGTGTATCTATAAGCACAGGTCGCCTGAGATAGTTTCCCAGTTCAACATTTTGTGAGGTGTCACCGCGTAGAAATTTGACATCGTGTTTGAGTTCGACATCCATCCCAGCGGAAAGATCGGAGTACCCCACATTCTCCTGTTGGACCATGTCTGATCCTTCTTGTTCTTCGCCCATTTGTACTTTCTCACTTTGGACTTTCATGTCAATCTGCACTCCTTTCGGAGATATTGACATTCGTGGCGAAGCTGAGTAGTAGCGTTCATGACTTTTAGTGACGTTTCTTTGCAAAACTGGCACATTAGGTCGTGATGCTCTAACTCTCTCTTTCGGTTCAATGCTACTGATCCAATAATCATCCCGATGGGGACGCAAATCAGAATAAGCAGCACACATAGCGCAACAGCCCTGCGCCAAAAGCATGTCCTCCGTGGTGGAGGTGGAAGTTCTAGTGAAACATTTACCAGACTAAAGATACAATATGAAGATAAGCCTATACTTCCATAAGGTGTTTTTTGTTTTGAGCCCAGCCAGACTCTTCCCTAAATAGGGACTTCGGGGATCGCCCTGGCGAGTTTTTCATTTTCATATCCACTCTCAATTTTAAGCGGAAAAACATAAATCACATAAAAATGCAGTAACTATACAAAAACATACTATTTTGGTTTATATGTTGGACGGTAGTACCCGCCCATGGTGTGGAGTAAATTACTCCACAGATTTGATCCTTTCGGAATTGTTCCAAAACTCTTCTTTAAGAGCATCAAAAGTAGGGAAGGTGGACGGTAAAATCCAATCCTCAATATCTAGTTGATGCATCAAATTTCTGAGCATGATAACCTTTTCTTCAAAGACCTTTCGTCCGTAAAAGAAGTACTCTCGAGCTGCCGTCGAAATGACAGCGAGAGCTTGCTCCTCAACAGAGATTTGTTTTGACCTAACCCAGGTCATGAGCATCTTTTCTATGGAATCGTGTTCCAAGGGAGCAAGATGAGCACCCACCTCTTCATCGAAATTCCAGGAGCGTTTTAAAAAAGACGCTTCTTCAATATTGATAAAAGGAATACTTTCAGCTTCTTTGTCAGCCATTGTATAAGTAATCTCCATTTCTGAAAATGCTTTAGCAATTGCTGTGTGATTATACCAATTTGTCCCACGAGAGACAGACATGATATTATCATCGCCGTATGTCATAAGAGACACGTTTTGCTTGAAAGATTCAACTTCATTATCGGGGTTCAGTACACAGTAAACATATCGCATGTATAAACTGTTAACCAAACTATTGATGATGACGGTGAGAGGATGTCCTGAAGGATTGGAACCATAGAACTGAACTAGATCTCCATTGAAATCGACAAATGGAAAGGCAGTGTCTTCCGCAATACAGCGGATGACACGAAGATCATTGTCAGTGTAGTTCCCAGATTCCTTGCAGAGATCATGAAGAATATCAAAGGCAGCTAAGATGAATGAGGGACTCATTCTTTTGTCAAAGGCCTTGTAATCTCCAGCGACTATCCTTGATTTGCCATGAGTGGTGATATAGTCATAGAGTTCTGACCACTCTGTCGATTGCGCAACTGTTCCTGGCGCCGCTTCAAAAATGAAACGGTTATTCTGAATGATTCTGATTGAGGATAACAAGTATTTGCGAACGACAATCGTCCAATCAAAGGGGGCTCCTGTAAAAACTCTCGTTTTGCCCATCTTGATTTTCTTGAACGATACGGGCTCATCTTTGAGATGAGCACAGAAATTTGGATAAGATCTTTTACCATCTTCGTAAGTTGTGATAATATCATCAACACGATCCATAATCTCTTTGTCAACAGCGACAGGATGGTCCATACCATGTTGTGGAGGAATTGCTTCCATAAAGTATTTCTTTGATTTTTTCCATGGATTACCAGCGCTTGTGTTTCGATTGATCTTGTCCACGTATGCAACAGCATTTGCACCATTGATGGCGGTAAAATTGTCGTAAACGTGTAACATATCAAGTTGGTCTTTTGGTAAAGCAGATAAGATATCATTCAAAAAAGAATCTTTACACTTACTCAAAATTTTGTCACTAAAATTAGTAACAGGTCGTACCATATCGACCGCGGCGATTCTCCAAGGCTGCCAGCCTTGCATCACTGGTGGTCCACATTTTATCTTGTAACCAAGAGGCGAAAGATGATGTGCCATGGGTGTGATGCTAACGTTGGATTTATGCGTAGGTCGAAACCCAGCAAAGCTTCCATAAACCGATGCTGAACCCTCATCTATATATCTAAAAACAGATTTTGGATGAAGGGTTGTCAGTGAACGTTGAGCTGATTGTGATGAAAGTTTAGGCTCACCACAACCTATCTCGTTGAGATTCGGTAACATATCTTGGGAGAGCGAAATTGATGCTGCGATAGCACCAGCATCGTCTCCTAGAAAATGTAACCCAACCAAAGCATATCCTAACTCAGAGTTGACAATCATGGGTGAACCACAATGTCCTACTCTAGTTGCAACAGAACAAAAACCCTTGTACAAGGGATGATCATATCCTGGTAATGCTGATGGTCGAGTGTAATTTCGAATCATGGTCATCACGTTTTTGCAAACGCTGCCATCTCTATCTCTATGGACGAGATATCCATTGAGCTTGATATCAACACGATTTTTTGGAATAAAATGTATCAATCCCTGTTTTGCAGGGAGATTTCGAATCGTGAAGACACAAGTGTCAGTTTTTTCGTTTCTTATGAGAGACGAAGAATCAATTTGAACAGTCAAGTTCTGAGTAACGCCATCCTTCCTGGATTGGAAAGTGACATCAACAGTATATGAATTCAATTGATCAGCAAAGTTGTGATTGTTTGTGATGTAAGTGTGTCCTTTCAGACAAAAAGCAACACCATCAACGCCTTGCTTGTAACCAGTGTATATCCGAAGATGAACTGTATCACTAGCAACTCTCTTGTAGAATTGGTCATCAGTCAGAGCCTTAGATGATGTCACCTGGGAGGTGAAATCATAGGCTGTGAACTGGTAATCATTCTTGTACCAAACATTTTCTCTTTCTTTTTCTTTTTCTTTGGGTCTTTCACCAATTTCTTCAGATTTTGATTGTACTGTAGGTCTAAACAATTCCTTCCAAACTTGATAGGTTGTCAGGATACATGAAATAACCATAGCAGAATACATGAGCTTTTGTGGTGTGACTTCTCGTTGAATGTACATAGCAGCGTTGATAACGCGCTTTCGCATTCTAAAACAATATCGTTTGGCCCAATTGACTTGGATAAAAGCTTCGATGATTGTGATGAGATGAAGTAGTGGTTGAAAGCCAGTGATTTGATAAATCATCATAAGAATTTGCAGATAGAATATAACCATATAGTAATTAATTACCCAGGATAGAGCAAAAATACCAAAAATGGTTCCATATCCAATCTTCCATTCACCAGATTGTATTTCACACTTGCAATCTTTCTTTGGGAGAAAACACATATCACATATCTCAATTTCATTGATTTCTTTTACTGATTCAGAGACTTTCGTTTGATTGATATCAAACTCTAGAATAGAATTTGAATACCATGAGATAAAATCATTGATTTCTGTAAATGTGTGAATGACTTGAATGTCAGCTTTTTTCTTGTGAGATGCAACAGAAGTTGGAATAACTTTTTTCACAGTCCAGATCCACCAATTTGGGTATGACCCATTAAGAGGACCTGTAAGACTGGAATCAAGCATTCCCGATTCGTTTGTGAATTCGGGTTTTACCGTTGGTGTAACGATATAGGGAAATCTTCGTTGTGCTGCTGATGCATGAGAGAAATAGAAGTGAGCATTGAGATCTTCTGTGTTTGTTGTGGCAATACAGAGTTTTGATTTCAAAGGTGTACGCCCCTTGTCACTGAGATCGGCTTGATCTGGTACAAAAGGAACAGCATTGATGATTTGAAGAAACTCCATAACTGAAGGATCTCCTGAAGTTGCTTTGTTAGGGTGCATGAATGCAACATCATCAAGAATGACACACCACATTGAAGTAGTGAAACCATCCCAGAATTTTGCTGCAGGATTTCGTGTGTAACAATAGTGATCATCGCGATCAAGTTTCTTCACCTTTGCGAAATGCTTAAAAAGCAAATCTTTGATTGTTGATTTTCCTATTCCTGAATCCCCGGAAATGAGGATGGAGTAAGGTGGTGTGCGATTTTCTCTTGCTGCTTGTTTTGTTGTGATTTCACATCGGATCATTTTCAGATCATTGAGTATTGTTCGAACGTATCTTTTTTCAAGTGATTCTAAATCATTGGCAACGCTATAAATAGCCTCACCTTTTTCAATTGCTGAATCAAGTTCTGCTCGAAATGTGAATTCGTTGAAATCATGTGCTTCTGGGTTTTGGAGAAGATGGGATTGGCGTTTGAGTTTGTCACTCAAATCAAACCACTCTGTATAAGCTTTTTGTGAATGAACAATGCAATCAACTTTTCCGGTTTTGATGATATGAAGTCCTGATTCAATAAGATAAAGAATGGACTCCAAAAGAATACGACCAAAGTCGCTCTTTTTATAAAATTTTTTCCGGATAAGTTCTGCTTCAAATTTCGAATAGCCTAGATTGTCAAAAGACAAACCATACTTATCAAAAATTGAGAACGATAAGATGTACATACAAACTTTGTAAATTTTCTTGAATATTTTTGAGTTTGTTAACATATCGTATGTGTTCAGATAATCTTTGGCATCGCTGAAGAAATCTTCGATTGATTCAACATTCATTGAATCCTCAAATTCTTGTAGCAATTCTTTCAGATAAGCTTGTTCATAGAGTTTTTTGCAAAGTGAATCATTTGAAACCATACGTGCAAGACGAAGGGTGCAAAGTGTAGCATTTTGAACACTGAATTTTCGAGAAGTTATGTCATTTAAAAATAACATTCCTGACTCGATATAAACCAGTATATCATCATGTTCTTTGAAGAAGGATTCTAGAAAGATTTTGGATTCAGATTGCACATGCATTTTTGTTTTTTGAATTTTTTCATTTTTGTTTCTTTTTTCTTGTTTTTCTTTACATTGACATAGAAGAGCAAGTTCACTTTCGTAAACATGCGTATATAACATATATACAGGACCGTCACCGGCACTGTTGGAAGAGTATTCAACACCAAGTTGTTCGAGGCGTTTATACTCTGTGAGAAAAATAGAGGGTTTTGACATTAACCATTCTTTATTGGAAGTAGCTAGAGGCTCATTATCATCATAAAAAATGATTTGAGCATCAAGTTGTTCACAATATTTAGAATAATTTTGAATGTCTTGGATCACCATGCGGTGAGTGTAAGAACCACGTTTGATATAAATCTTGCGTGGTTGTGTGTTAGCAATGTCAGATGTGATCTGACAAGCTGTATTTTTTGTTTTTTGAATTTTTTGTTTTTTGAAAAGAGGAAATCGTTTTTGAATTGAATTGAACATAAGTGTTAAACAAACTGTCACGTTCCTATAGAGTGCTCCTTACAGTCATAAGAAGTAAACAATCTTGTCCCCATTGGGTCTCTGGGTAATTGTGAGTACTATTGTACTAATCAATACATGTCATTACTACGGGATAGCTTTCCTATTAAAAGTCCAAGTTTAGGACTCGTTATCGGGACCTTACCGTGTTTCGATGTAGAGAGTTTCGAATTTCCAAACAATGATTGTCGTAGAACGAACATCCGACCTCGCGGATGAGGAATCAAATATGATATCATGGTTTGCATGACACCATTTAGGTGATTGAAATATTTGACACTAGGTGTTTTGTTCACCTTGAATTTTTTCATACTTCACGT